CTTCGGAAGTTAGCACGCTACGGATCGACGTGCCGCCCGCTGCAGTGCCGCCGATGCCGAACATTTGCCCTAGTCCTTTGAGGTTCATCAGACCGCCCAGGAGCGTCTTCTCCGCGCCGCCGCCAGTGCCAACTCCTCCGGCCTGGAACACCATGCCAGCTGCCTTCGCCAGTTCGTTCTGTTTTGCGGTCATCGCCTGCTCTGCGACCGTTGGCCCAATCGTCGCCGTGCCCAGCTGCTCGGGAGTCAAAACTGGCGGCGCGGGCAACCCAAATTGCCGCTGCGCGGCCTCCTCTGCCTGCTGCTCCAGCCCCCAATACGGCGAAACCCCCGGCGCGTTCGGATTCTGCGGCCCGGTCATCACGCCCGCCCTCCAGTCAAACAGACGCTGCGGAGCAGCCTGGACCGCCACCTCCAGCCGGTCCGCCGCGCCTCCGGATTCCAGCGCTTGCACAGCGCGCACGTAGCCCTGCACCGATTTCGGCAGCGTCCCGCCCCGGCCGATGATGCGGTCCACCGCGCCCGGTCCCATGTTGTAAGCCGCAAGTGCCTTGGCCTCGTCGCCGCCGTAGCGGGTCAGCAGCTGGCTTAGGTACTTCGCGCCACCCATCACGTTTTGCCCCGGATCGAAGGCGTTGGTCACTCCGAGATCGCGGGCGGTCCCAGGCATCAGCTGCATGAGTCCCATTGCGCCCTTCGGCGAAACCGCGCCGGGACGCATCCGCGATTCCACCTGGGCCACCGAACGCAGCAGCGTGGAGCTAACGCCCGTGGCGGCGGATGCCTGGCTGAACACGTCGCCGGTGTCCGCCGCGCCCGTGTCGGCAGAGCCCTGCATCTGCACTGCGGCGCCGGTTTGCTGGCCCGCTCCCTTCAGCTGCTGCACGGCAGTCGAGAAGTCGATTACGGCTTGCTGGAACTGCCCGGTGCCAGCGGCGAATACCTGCGAACTGATCTCGAGCGGCTTGGTCGCGGTCTCCATCGCGGGAGTGACCGCAGACTGCACCTGATCGACGACTTTCGACTGGACACGCTCTGGCGTGTACAGCTCCGGTGGTGCCCCTGGCGGTCGCGGAGGCATGCCGCGCCGCAATAGCGCGCCGATGATCCCGCCGCCCCTTACCAGCTGCTCCTCGGGCCGTCCGTAGCCAGCGGCTGCGGTGGCTCCAGCAGCCAGCTGGCTGCTGAACCATTCCTTCACCTCGCCCAGCGCGAGTTTCTTGAACATGTCGCCGATGGCCTGGCCCAGACTCTTGGTCTTATCCGTGAAGGCGTCGAAAACCTGATCGAACAGGCTTTTGAAGCCTTCGAAGACGCGCTTCTGGTCCTCGATGATTAAATCGTTCGCGCGCTTCCATCCCTCCAACTGGTATTTCGCCGTCTCGTTTATCGCCTTCTGCTCGATCACCTGCTGCTTATCGACCATCTCCTGCTGGCGATCCGCAATCGCGTCGTTAGCCTGCTTGCGCGTGAGAAGCCCGTAAGCCACCAGCTGGTCGAGGTATTTTTTCTGCTGCTCGAACACGCCCTGCAATTCGTCGGATTCTACTCGCGCCACCTCTTTCGCCGCGTCGATGCGCAGCTCGGTGATCTGGTCGACGGCTTTCACCTTGCCGCGCAAATCCTGGGCGTCTAACGCTTCGATGTAGGCGATCCGCGCCTCGTAAGACCCCTTCACGTACTCGGCGTCGAGCTTGGCTCGTTCGGCGATGTGCTGTTTCTCCTTCTCGAAGACCTTGGCGTCCATCTCCATCCGTTGCGCCGCGCCGAGTTGCGCGCGCAGCTGGTCGGAGTGTTCCTGGCTGATGACCTTGTCATGCAGCAGCTTATCGAGCTTGGTGAATAGCTCCGCGTACTTGAGGGTCACGGCTTCCACGGGGGAACTGAGAGCTTGAAGGAGCGTTTTCCCCGCCGCGTCGCTCCATTGATTGACCTGCTCCTGAACCTCCTTGAGTTTCTCTTCGGATTCGACCAGAATGGGTCCTCTTTTGGTCTGCTCTGCGCCGCTGCCCGGTTGCTGCTTGGGAGGTCCGAACAGTCCGCTGATGCCGGCCAACTCCTTCGCTTTTGCGCCGACCTTATCCACCCATCCCGAAACCCAGGCTTCGACTTCTTTCGTCTGCTTCGGAAATAGTTTCGAGAGCCCCCAGACCGCGGCTGCGATGCTGGCGATTGCGACCAGGATCTCTGGGTTCGCGACTACCAAGCCCCATAGGGCTTTCGACAACCCCGCGATGATTTTAATGGCCGGTCCGCCGATCGTCGTAAAAATCTTCCACGCGCCAGCGAACAAGGCCACGGCTGCTGCGCCAGCCGTCAGATTAACGATTAATTCCTTGACCGGCCCCGGCAGCTGCTTGAGCCATTCCATAAACGCGGCGAGTGGAATGATCAATTCCTGAATGTGCCGCGCCAGCTTAGTCAACGCCGGCCCGAAGCCGTTCGGTCCGAAGAACTGGGCCGTCGCGTATAGGATGTTATCGCCCAGGGTCTTGAAGGCCTGCGCAGCGTCGTTGATTTTCGCGCCAGCGCCCTTGGTCTTCGCCGCCATTGCGTCGGTCATGACGCGCAGCGTTTCCATGGGGTCGAGCACGCCTTCCTTGATGTATCTCTGAACGTCCTCCTTGGTCACCTTCTCGTGGAGCTGCGCGCTCATCGCGGCTTGCAGAGCCTTCATGACATCCACGCCGCGCTGAGGCAGCTGGCGCATCAGGTCCATCGCGCCGACCGCATCCTTCTCCATCACGCGCCCGAAGATACGCACGATCGATGCAACCTGCTCGAAGTCGCCGCCCATCGCGGCCACCTGATCGCTGATTGCCTTCAGCGTTCCGGGCACTTCCTTAGCGGTCATGCCGAAGGCCAGCAGCTGCCGCCCCGCGTTCTCCAGATCCTTGAAGTGGAACGGACTCTGCTGCGCTATCGCGCGAATCTCCTCGAAGACCTTGCGCGCGTCGTCGGCGCTCCCGGTGAACAAGGTCATCATTTGCTGGGCGCGCCCGATCTCGGCGCTGACCTCGACCATGGAACTGACCCAGCGCGCGATCCCCAGGTCCGCGAGAGCCGTGGCCAGTTCGCCGAAGGCCTGGGTGGTTTGCTTGACGGCCACGCTTACGGAATTAACCGCGTTGGTCGCTTGCGTGGATGACTTTTGCGCTGTGGTGCCGGTGGATTGGATCGCGCTATTCAGCGCGTTGACGTTCTGCTGCGCCTGCTGGGAGTTGAAATCGACCTGGATGTATATGTTGTTAGCGGCCATGGCGCGACGCCTTTTTCATCGTTTCTTCCTGGTAACGCTGCCGCTCGTCGGCAAGCTGCCGCAACAACAAAAACTCCTGGTATGTGATCTCGCTGGAACTAATTGTCACCCCCGCCTGCAATGCAAAATCCAGATCGATCACCTGCCCGATCAGCTGGCCGCCACCTTTCGCCAGATACTCGTCGAGCAGCGTGAGCGGACAGTCCATGCAGCGGGGCGATTCGGCGGTAGCCCACGGATTGAACGTGAGCACCTCGGGGCACTCCTGCGGGCCGGGACAGAGGTCGCCCCGTCGAAGCATCCGGTGAAAGATGAACTTCGGCGACGGCGTCTCCGGCCAGCCGCCGCCCATTAGAAATTTGCTTCGTCATGGCGCGGCGACGCTTCCTGCGTGATAGCCTCGATCACCGCTCGAATGACCGTGTCTTTGTGCAGGCTCGGCACCACGCTCTTGTACCCTTCGCCGCGCCCGTTGCACTTGTCCCAAAGCTCGGCCCCCGCCTCGAGATAAGTGCGCACCTCGAAGCGATTGAACGGCAGGCTAATCATCCGGGTGCTGCGATTCAGCTTGCGCACTTCTTCGTAGGTGGGGATGCGCAGCTGGTGCCTCACCTCGCCCAGATTGGTCACCAGCTCGACCTCAGCTTCCTGCGCGCCCAACTGTACGTCCACCACATTGCACAAGCCCAGCCACTCGATCACCTGGCTGGCCTCGGCTCCGGTCAGCGGCGGCGCGCCGTTCTGTTTTATCGCCTCGAACAGCTTGGCGTCGCCGTCTGCGTTGTCTACCTCGTTCTCAAAGCTGCCGCGCCCCAGATCCCGCCGGATGACCTTGCGGCGGCGGCGGTGATCGGCCCACTCCTGATCGGTTGGCCAGCGCACCGTAATGTCCGTCAAGCCCTGCGCCTCGGTGCGAAGCGGCCTGGTGATGGTTGTTTCTGTGTCTACATCGAACATAGGCTAAAGTCCTAGAATCGCGTCTTTGGTCGTTGTCGCCGACATGGTGATGATCGGCGTGACACCGTCGGTAGGCTGCAAGGCTGTCACTGCGCACTCTACCGTCACAATGTTTGCGTCGTCGCCGTTTACCACGCTCTGCATGCGCGTGCGCGGCATCGTGATCGTGAAGCCGTGGTACACCGCCCCGCTGATGAGCGCCCCCTGCACGCCGAACGTCGCCGGGCCTTCAACGCCGTTGATGAGGTTGTTGTACTCAGTCGATCCCTTTTGCGCCCGCGCGACGAACCTGAGCGTGATCTCGCGAATGCCGTACTCCATGCGGCCCCTCACCGCGTAGCCGTTCTGTGTGCCTGAGCCGGGATAGAACCCGCTATCCAATCTCACGTTGTTGTTCCACCCAAACTCCAGGCTGATGAACGTCATCGAGAGCACGTAATCGATGCCGTTGATAGTGATCGTGGCGCCGGCCGCGTTGAGAAAATGCTCCAGCGTCACCGCCGGTAATGGAGTGAGACCGGGAGACTGCACGCGCCCCGTGCTGGGCAGCGTGCAAGCTACGCGGCAATTCGCGCGGCCAGGCCCGCTGGACATGGTGATGGTGAAGCTCCCCACCACACATCCCACGAGCGCGCGATCGATAACCGAATTAGGTGCGGCGCGAAGCAGTTCGTCGTAGGTGAAGCACGGCAAATTGATGCAATTCACCGTTGGGTCGTTGGGTACTGCCGCGTAGGTGAAGCCCGTGCCCGCCGGAGTTTTCGTTGCCTTGCCGGTGGTGAAGCAGAACAGCCACGCCATAAACTCGCTCGAGACGTACTTCTCGAGCGTCACGGCGGCGTCCTGGTAGCTCGGAAACACCTGGCTCGGAAATTCGTTTCCCTTGCCGATGTCGAGCGCGTTGGTTTCTGTGACCGGATTGACCGTAGAGAGCGCCGGATTCACCTTGGTTAGGCTCCAGATGTCGGTCAGCAGGTTGGCTGTCGCCACGTCGGTCTGCGGCTTGAAGCCGAACGCGATCTGAGTTTCCTGGATGTTGGCCGGGCAGGATGTGGTTGTCAACGGCTGCACTCCGGGCGGCGGCGGTGGCGGCGGCGCGCCGGTGGGCACGTCCGTCGGTTCAGGATTGCGCGATGCCATAGCTATATCTCCTTATTCATGGGTTTGGCCAGTCACCCGTTTCGGCCGTTTCGGTCATGATCACCAGATAGTCAACGTATTCGGAATCGGTGCGGCGCTCGATCTTCTTCACATTGGTCGGCAGCAGGCCATCCAGGATGGGACACCTGAGCCAGATCAGGCCGTCGCCGGGTTGCGGCACGCCCTCCATGATCACGTCCACCAAATCCATGTCCGATGCGCCTGGCAGGCTGCGCACACAAATCTCCATCGAATGCGACCACCTGCTCATCTGTCCTTCGTCCAGGTTCGTATCAGTCCAATTCACGAAGACCTGTCCCGGCTGCATTTGATAGATAGCCTTCTCTACTGAGTTGCGTATCGGGTTCAGGTCGACGTAGCCCACGATCGGATCTTCGGGAGCGAGGACGGCCATAAGCTCGGGGATGTTCGAGAGCTTGGTCACCATCGCGTTAACCAGATCCGATAAATGCCGCATAGTTAAAACGCATTCAGCGTGGACGGCCGGCGGTTGGTCGGCCCTATCGGTATCCAGGCCTTGTTCACGTACTGTCCGTATTGCTTCTGCGTCTCGTCGAACACCGCCTGGGCGTCCGATACCGCGAAGCCGATCATCTGGTCGTACTGGTTGGCGCGCATCGCCTTCTGCCGCTCGAGGCGCGTCGTGTTCTCGGCTCTGATCCTGCCGTCGGCGGCCTTGCGCAGCGTGAAATTCGCCAGCGTCTTGCCGGTCATGACCATGTCCCGCACGGGCCGCTTATGAGTGTATTTCTGCTTGATGATGGCGTAGCGCACCGAGAGCTTCTTCGCCGGCTGACCGGCGGCGTCCGTCGCTTTCGCCCAACGCGCCTTTTGCTCGGCGACCATGCGGTCGCCGATGGCCTTCAATTGGAGATCGCTCAAGTTCGGACCGCGGATCCGCCCCGATTTGGTCACGCTGATTTTTACCTGATTGGCCATGTCATACCGCCGATCCGCTCTCTTGCAGCACCAGGACCGAAAAGCCGATAGCCAGCGCTTCGACGCGCACCACCTGATACTGCCGCTCGTCCTTTTGCACCGCGTCGCCTAAGGCCGGAGGCGCCGGCAGGTCAGCGTCCCGCACATCGATGTGGCTATAGCGGCCGGGCGAAACTTCTTCGTCGCTCGCGCCCTCCTTCCACAGAACCTTTACCGTCGCTTCGTCGAGCGGGTTGGAGACTGGGACGTAGGTCACCTTGGTGCCGAACGTTTGGATCTCGGCCGGCCAGAACAGGTGCGGCAGGTAGTCTTTGATAAACGGATTGCTCATGTAAGTTTCTTCTGCGCCGGCGCGCCCCCAAACCCCCAGTCATCGATTCGGAGGCGCGCCGCGCGTCCCGCTGGCACGCGAGCTTTATAGAACCTTGATCGCGATCGACGCATTGGGCCGGTAGGGCACCATGATCGGCGCGCTCTGCAACATCACGTACCGCACCGACGGGTCGCTCTGAAGCCACGACTTGACGAAGTACGGCACCGGCTGCAAGCCGATCTCTTCGTCGCGGATCGCGCCGTAGGCCTGCACGCCCTCTAGCGCCGGCGAGGTCATGATTACGGTGCCCGCCGGTATGATCGGCACTTCCGAGCCGGTCACCGGATCGACGTACCACCCGCTGTAGGCCCAGATGTTGAAGCCTTCAATCGTGCCCATCAGGACGCCCCCCTCGGTGATCGTCGCCATGTAATCGACCGAGGGTTCCTCGGTGTATTTGCGGTAGGTATTCAGGATATTCATGACGCTCGTGTCGCTGCGGAACACCTTCCACACATCCGTCGTCATGATCACGTCTGAGGGGAATACGCCGGTGTCCTGTAGAACGATATTGGCCCAATCCATCAAGTTGTCCAGCTTCACCGCAGCCCCGCTCCACAGCGGACTGGCCGTGAAGGTGTGCGATGCCGAGCGCTGAAAGTCAACCACCGTGGTGGGGTATTTGTCGCCGCTAATGGTGGACTTGCCGGTGCATAGCACTTCGCCGCACATCACCTCGAGACGCCGGCGCAGCATGTTTAACTGGTCCTGCATGTCGTAAGCGATTAGCGCGCGCAGCCGGTCGCCGGGCGAGAGGGTGCCACCGATCTGCTCACCGGCCATGCGCTTGAGCGGGCGGTTCGCATCGAAGACGCGCTTGTCCTTGATATACGCCGGGCTAAACGTGTTGGTCACGAAGCCCTGCGAGGCAACGATCTGGCCTTCGACCAGCGGCGAAACAAATGGCGCGACGCGCCGCTTGCCGAGTAGCACGTCGAAATGAATCTGCTCGCTCGCTTCTGCCTGGGTGATGCCGAAATAGCGATCCAGCAAAAACTGCGGGTTACCCAGCAACGATTGGAGCACGGCAGTCAGAACATCCGTTGAGAAAACATCAACAGCCATGATTGGCTCTCCCGTTTGAACTGGGGTGGGTTCACGTTTACGCGGCCCGCCGTCCGTGCCAGGAAGCGATGGGCCGCGCGATGCGAGAGACGATTACTACTTCTTGTGCTCCGGTGGTTTGCTGTGCTGCTCCGCTGCCGGTCCCTTTTCCGGCGGTCTGTGCGGAGGCGGCGCGGCGACCGGCACGACAACCGGCTGCGGATTGCGCGCGGCTGCTTCCGCCGCCTGCCGCGCCTGCTCGTCGCGGGCTTTTTGGTTTGCGTCCCGAGTTTGCTGATTTAGCTGCTCGCGCTCCTTGAACTGCTTCTCTGCCAGCGCGCCAAATTTCTGATCAACCTCAGCCTGGAGCTTTTCACGCTCCTGGCGCTGTTTCTCCTCGAGGTCGCCGGCCTTCTCGTCGGCCTCGGCTTGCGCTTCCTGCACCGGCGTTTCTCGGGCTTCGCCGAAGGCAGCGTCGGCCCACGGTGCCTGCGGAGCCCTGGGCTGATGAATGGCCGGATCGAAGGGGTATCGTGTCGCGGCGTGGATCGCTTCGACTTCCTGCTCGCGCAGTTTCTGCGACTCCTGAGGCGGCGTCACGTTGGTGTTGGGCATCACCCCTCCGGTCGCCGGAAGGCTGATCATCGGGATCAGCTGGCCGGACCGGCCCATTTCGGTCAGGACGTAGATGCCGACGTCCCAGAGCAGTGCGGCATCGCTCGCCGCGCCGGCCGCCGTGAAGGTCATGCCCAGGTCTATGAATTTGCCTTGTGTGTAGACCAGGCCGGTGACGGCAGCGCCGGTGCCGGTATCGATGTCCTGGGCGAGAATCGCGCGCGGCGCACCTGATGCCGTCGAGGTTGTCAGGTTGGTGCTGCTCGTGATCGGAGTCCCGACTGCGGGGCCGTACAGCACCTGGCCGCGCTTGAGTACGCCCAGACTCGGCGCGATCTTGGCGGTCTGCGAAATGCATTCGCTCGCGAGCAGCGCGTCGTAGTTGAATGTGTCGGCTCGAAAGGACGCCGTTGAGAGTGGGAAAGTGACAGGTGTGCTCATGGATCAGTCTCCTTTATCGAGCGGCAACCCGGACGCGCCCCTTCGGCACGAACGCCAGGATGCGCCGCACCTCCGCCTCCGGCGATTCCTCGTTCGGCGAGTCACCTGAGACACCCACCTTGGGATTCTCAATCTGCCCCATCCGAGCTTCGAGCGGGTTGGTCTTTTTGCTTCCGACCGGAGCGGCGAGCAGAAGTTTCTTCGCGGCCTCGACCGAGTGATTGGTTTCGAGTGCCAGCACGCGGGCCAGATCCTCGCGGCCGCGTGCTTCCTCGCAGGTTAGAATCGCAGCGATCCGCTGCCGATCTTCGTCTTGCATAACTAAGCCCTCTCCTTTTGCGGACGAACCCTTCTTGTCGTCCTGATCGTCCTCGTCGTCGTCGTTCTCTTCCTCTTCCAGGCCTGGGATGTCAGGGAGATCATCCTCGTCCTCGTCGCTCTCTTCGTCCTTCTTGCCGGCGGAGGCCTCGACGCGCAGCCCGGGCACATCCCGCACCTGGCGAATCGGCGCGGTCGCGTTGGCCTCGCCCTGGAGCAAACCTTCGAGGGAACCGAGCGCGTCGGCCATCCCGACTGCGATGGCGCTACGGGCAGGGAGAACCGCGCCACGTCCGTAGTCGCGCGTTACCCGATCCACGCTCGTTCCCCGGAAGGCCGCAACATGCTCGATAAAGACCTGAGCTAGCGCGTCGACCATCGACTGGAGTTGCTGGCGGCCCTCGTCGGTTCCAGGGTCGGTGCGCTTGAGCGGGCTCTGACTGGAGACAACTTCATAGCGCTTGATCCCCCGGCGCTCGTCCTGGCCCGAGTCATCCACGGCGGTCGCCAGCACGCCGATGGAGCCCAGCTGCGCCGTCTCATCGGCCACGATCCTGCCGGCTGCGGACGCAAGCCAGTAGGCACCGCTGGCGGCCATGCCGTCAACATACGCCGTTACCGGTTTGACCTGATTCGCAGCGCGGATCATGTTCGCAAACTCATTGATGCCGTCGATTTGCCCGCCCGGCGAATTGATAGCCAACACGATCTGCCGGACCGCGGGATCGTCGAGCGCGGCTTGCAGGTCGATCGCTGCCGACTCGATCGAGGCACCGCCCAGCAGCCAGGTCCAGATGGAGCGGTAACGGAAAAGCGGGCCGCGGATGTCGAGCACGGCCGTGCCGTTGCGGTTCTCGATGTTGGAACTGCCGTCGTCGAGCGGCTGCCCGATGCGCGCTGCAACCGCGTTGAGGTCTGGATGGCGCGCCGCGACGAGCAGCCCGTTGAGCGCGGCCGGCGTCATGGCCCAGGCGCGATCCGGGCAGATGACCTCCAGCAGCGAGGCCTGTTCTACACCGGCACCCGTACCGGCACCTCCTCCGGCTCCGCCGGGAATCCCACCGGTTTCGTCGGCTGCGGGGGCTCCACCCACAATCCGGCATCTTGCAGACGCTTCTTCTCGAGCGCCCGCTGATCGATCACGTCGTTCCAATCCATCCCCTGTTCTGCGCATTCCACCTCCAGCGTCGAAATGCCGGTCGCCAGGCGCACCTGGGCTGCTTCTGCTTCCTTCACCGGATCGATCCAGCCACGACCGGGGCCGATGAATTTTGCCCGCGTGTAAAACGCGCGCTTTTCATAGAAATCGGGCGCATCGATCAGGCCCGCATTGACGGCCTCTTCAAACCAAAGCTCGTACACCGGCTGCGCCCAGTAAGTTACGAGCCAACTGCGCCGGGTCGTGAAGTACCTCCAGCTTTCGAGTAATGCTGCGCGGGCGCTCGAGTAGTTCGTTTTGCTGTAGTCCTTCATCAGCTGCTCGTATGGGAGGCCCATACTGATCCCGATCTGGCGCATAACGAACTCCGAGAACGCAGCGAACTGCGGCGCGGGCCGGTCGGGCGAGAACGGCGTCATCTTATCGCCGGGGTACAGCGGGATGAACGTGCCGCCCTCCAGCTGCACGCGATACTCGTTCTTGGCTGCGAGGTACGCGTTGGCATCGCCGCCCACCATCTCAGCGAGCGTCGCCGGATCGAGCGGTGTCTCGATAATCCCTGCCACCAGGGCGTTCACGATGGCCGACTGCAACTCGGCGCGCTGGTAGCTGTCGAGCATGCGGAACTGCTCAATGACTGGCGCGAGTATCGGCTTGCCGCGCGTCTGGTCCACCCGGTCCGGCGTGTAGATGTGAATGACCCGCTTGCGCCCCCAGGGCGTCTCGGCCGGAACCTTCTCCCACTCGCCGGCGATTCCGCCGATGGCCGGGAAAAACATGCCGGGCCAGCTGGCGATTTTGCGGATGTGATAGGCCGTCGGCCGCCCGTAACCGTCCATCTCGACGCCGCCCCGCAAATACATCGTCGGAGTCATGTTGCCGGGATTCGATAGCCGGTCCGTGTCGACCAGCTGCAAGCAGGTCTTGAATTGCCCGAGCTCCGGGCGGTCCATCCACAGCGGCAGCGCCAGGGCCTCGCCGTTTTGCAGCACGCTCCGGTAGACCAGCGTAGTAAGGCCCGCGAAGGTGAGCTTGTTCGCGACATCGATGAGCGTCGTCTCGGCGTATGACTTCCATAGGCTCTCGACATCGCGGCACCAGCCTTCGGCCCAGGCGGGAGTCTTGCCGAGCGCGCGGTAGTCGGGCCAAGCGGTGAGGCGCAGGTTGGTGCCGACTACGTTGTCGAGGGTGGTCTGAAAGGCACCCGCGGCGATACCCGTGTTGCGGTCCAGGTCGCGCGAGCGCGCCACGAGCGTGCCCTGATCGCTCAGTATCTCTGCGTCGGCCGCGGCGCGGATCGGAAACCAGTTCGATAGCTGCTTCCTGATCCAAGAGGCGCCGGTATAGGGCGTATCGCGGTAACCGTAGCTGCCGTATCCGTAGCCGTAGCCTGTCGCGCCGTCGGTTGACTGCGCGCGCATGATTGGCCGCAACATGCGCGCTAGAAAGCTTGGCTTCGGTGGGCGTGGCGTCGGCAGGTTCATGGCCATCCAAAAAAGCTGATTGGCTTGCGAACGTTTAGCCCGCTGCCGTCGGTACCCGTGCCGGTCACAATGCCTTGCAGGTAGTCGATCAGGCGCTGGAGATCGGCCGCGGTGGTTTGGGCGAACTGTACGCGTCCCAGCTGCGGCGTATCGACCGAGGACGGCATCTTGCCGGTCAGCAGATCGAAATAAGCGTCTTGCGCCTGCTTTAGCATCTTCGCCGCCTTATCGGGCGTAAGGTCTTTGGGCAGCGCGAGCCGGATATCGGACGGCATCGGGTTCGGTGGTCGGAAAGGCGTCATCGATTCACTCCAGGAAGCTGTCATTCGACCCGAACGGCTTAAATTGCGGCATAGGCGTCGGCGAGCGCGTGATCGCCGTCCCTGGAACCGCCGGCGTTAAGCCCCGCCTCAAGGCCTGCTCTGCCTCAGCCCATCGTTTGGCGGTCCAGGAGTCGATGCGCAGGTTGGATGCCGCCGCGCGCGCGTAGATGCGGCAGTCTAAAGCCTCGTTGCGGTCCCGCCGCTTTTCCCAGCGGGCGGTGGTGCGCCCCGCGACAGTGTGAGTAATCAGCTGCTCGGCGCACAGCTGCTCGAAAAACTCCTTGCCGTAGCCGGGAAAGTGGCAGAAGCCCGGGGGCCACGCTTCGCCCGCATCGAGGTCCGGCACGGCGAGCCGCAGGCAGCGGTACAGTTCTTCCTTGCCGATACTCGTGTTGACTGGCCAGAGCCGCACGCCGCCGCGCAGCGTGCGGCCGCCGGGCGTCAAGTCGATCAGCGTGGGCGGTCCCAGGAAGGCGCTGATGTGCGTGTGGTGTTCACCCTTGACGGCCATCACGCGCACCGATCCCATGCGCCTGGCCCAGTCATACACGCGTATGGTGTTGAAGCCGGAATCGACCGCCAGCTTCTGAATGCGCAGCATGCCGCCGTAAAAGCTGGGGAAGTCTTCGTCCAGCAATCCCGCCAGCTGCTCCCACACTTGCGGCTGGTTGGTGTTGCCCTCGAGCACGCGGTAATCGACAGACCAGCTTTCGCGTTGCCGCCCCCAGGCTACGATCTCCACCTCGATGCGGTCGCGCTGAATATCCGCGCCTGCCGTGAGCACCAGGCCGCCCTCGGGCACTTCCCCGATGGGATAGCTCTCGCGGCGCTCGTACAGACGATCGACATCCGGCACCTCGCCCTGGTCGGCCCATGGCACGCCCAGGATCGTGTTGTAAAAGGCCTGCTGCTTTTCCGGCGACCCAGCGGCCTTTTCCTGCATGCGCATAATCTGGGACCAACTGAGCCAGCCGTCGGGCGAGTAATAGCTCGACAGGTGATAACCGCGCGTGACGCCGTCGCCCGGAGCCGTCGCGCGCCATTCACCGGCCTCGAGTATTTCGGTTTTTTCGTGATTGTAAATTTCGCCGCCGCACTCCTGGCAGCGATAGCAGGCCTGGTGCGAGCGAATGTAGGACCAGCCCAGCTGCTCCGGCAGCAGCGTGATCAGGACGCCGCACCGGGGGCAGGGCACGAAGTAGAAGTTCTGATCCGACTGCGCAAAGAAAGTCTCGATGCGGCTGCGGCCCGCGATGGTGGGCGTTGACGCGATCAGGATTTTCTTGCGACGAAAATTCGCCGTGCGCGCAATCGCCAGATCGCATGGTTCGCCCTCGCGGTCCACATTGGGCGGATAGGCGTCGACCTCGTCCAGAAACAGATAGCGCGCGGCCATCGAGCGCAGCTGCTTCGCGGAGTTTGCGCCGGCCAGAACCAAAATGCCACCCAGAAACTCCTTGGCCAGGATCGTATTGCCGCTATCGCGCGACTTCGGTGAGCGCACAAGCTCACGCAGAATCGGCGAGTCCTCGATCAGCGGCCCGATGCGCTGTTTCGAGTTGCGCTTGGCCATCGTCTCGGTCGGCTGCACCACTAGCATGGGACCGGGCGCGAGATGGATTACGTAGCCGATCCAG